ATACAATTAAGGGACAGCGGTACCCCCCGTCAATACCATGTAGCAGGGAGTAGTTGGAGCGAAGAGAGTGGTTTTAAAGGGGTTAGCTACTTTCGCCCTGGCGGCTGGGGTAAGGATAGAGAAGACGCCTAGAATCAGGCGTCAATCTCTCGACCAACCCTTCCCCCAATCACTTAAACTTACCAATAATCCGGTCAAAATCCGCTCTCACGAGCGTCATTAACGCGGAATTTGTCTTCAATTCGGGAAATTCTGCGATTATATCCACTAAAGTAACACCCTTGCCAAGTTTACGCTTATAGCGCTTTAAATCGGGGTCCAAGTCAGTAGTTTTGACTTGTCCCGTGAACTGTTCAGCTTGTTTCAACATCCGAGCATTATGCGCTACCAAAGCGCGGCTAAACTGCACGAACTTTAAAGCTGACAGGGAAGCCAAGTAACTTCCCTGTTGCTCGTTTGTTAAGCGCTCAAAATCTTGAGGGTCAATCATAGTAATCAATGTCTCCCTCAAGCGCTTTGACGTTTTGTCCGACTGGGATAACGGCAACGTATTCCAAGCGCTCAAACAACACGCTAAAGAATCCATCACCGTCGTCACTCAGACGAACCGTGTGACCATTGGTGTTTGGTTCGCAGTCGTTAAACACGTCTAGCCAACTTTCTCACCGTTGGCGTTGACAGCTCCAACTGTCTCGCGAACCAACTCCGCCGGGATGTGAACTCCGCCTTGAGCGTACAGTTGTACAAGCTTTCCATATCCACCGAACTCGCTAACGCGCTCTTCGAGATTCGCCATTGTGACGAACTTCTCTAAACTCATCAGCTTTTGATCGAGTACGAAATGCTTGACCGCGCCACGATGCGCGCGCAACTTGCTGGCCAAGTTCACTTTCTTCTGCGTCTCGGCCAATTTCTCAACTTTGCTCGTGATCCATTGTTCGAGCGTGATTCCTTCGTTCGCAATGGCTTCGTTGATGATTGCGGCATCTTCTTTGGAGACTTGGACTGCATACAAGTCTTCGTGAACTGTGATTGCATTTTGCTGTTTCATATTACCGTCCTAGTTGGGCTTTGCCCGTTGGATTGTACTCCACACGTAACACTTGGATGCGATGACCGCATTCGTTACGTGTGCAATACAACAGCGCTATCACCGCTGCGGTACTATTGCACTATCGATTGTCAATGACCAGTAACCAAAACTCGGTGTCGTCACTTGGACGCATCTACAGCTTACCACACACGTATAACCTAACAATACAACTAAAGTGGGATGCTTTACTAAAGTTAACCATAGTTAACACCTAACAACTAACACTAGTTAAACTAAAACGTAACACCCACTGTTACTTACTCCCAGCCTCTAAAAAATTGAAAAGCACGTGAAATAGCGGGGGACTCCCTAAAAAATTTTCTACAAAAATACACGAGTAGCTTGTTAGTTTTAAATTTATAGTTGTATTAGATATTAGATTAATTAAAAGCGGGTGGACGGGGTATACACGCGCGAAGTGCAGTTTTATTTTGGTGTATCCTTATATATGGGATGTTGACACGCCAGCCCGAAGGGAGCATACTTCCCATAGGTGAGGATTGTATGTTCAAACCGGAGCTGAAGCAAATTGGACGGAATCTTGAAGTTGAGATTTTCGATGATATCGTACCGTGTCAAACTAAGATCGATTCGCCAACGTTACGCGCGTTAGATGAATATTTCAAAGAGTGGGGTCCACGCGATCCTTCTTTGTTTAAAAAGAGTTCTTAATGAGCACACAGACAACTCCTCTCGGTAATATCTCGACGAAGAAATCCCCAGGTAGAACTTGGAAGCGCGCGATGCGTCTGGAGCGAGTGGCTCGGTTAGAACTCACTGGTCTTTATACCGAGGACGAAATTGCAATTTCACAGGGAATTTCTAAAACATACGTAAGTATGTTAAAGCGCTCGCCTGATTATATTGCAATTAGAATGCAAGTCGCTACGGGAGTTATCGCACAAGCTGATCGGGAGATGTACGAAGAGATTGAAGAGAACCACGGAATGATTCGGGAGATGCTTCCTGAAGCTCTGCAAGTTGTTCGCGATACTTTACTCGATCGATCCCAGCCCGCGCTTCGTTTAAAAGCCGCCCAAGATTTACTCGATCGTGAAGGAACATTCGCCAAGGTTTCCAAGTCGGAAATTAAAGTTAAGAAAGATTACGACTACTCCCAACACTCCGCCGCCGAGGATGATCTCTTGGCAGCTTTGCAGGCTAATACTAACAAACATGCTACACAAACAATTGGCGTTGAAGAGTTTTCGACCTCGCCAGGTGATCCGAAAGAGACTGAAAAACTTCTTGAAGAATCACTTGAACTCATCAAAGGTGTTGTAATCTCACAAGGACCAAAGTCAGTACAATAAAAAGGAGCGTATCATGGTAGATGCAATGATGGCAATGCAGATGTTCGCAGAGCAAGTTTGGTGTGATTGGATGTTCGGTGGAACTGGTTGTACTTGCGATGATTATTCTTACTGAGGATTAATCATGAAAAGAATGATTGTTAAGATTTTACTAATCTCAAGTTTAATCTTTAGTGTTCATTCTCTTTTCGCTGGCCCTGGAATGCCAGCACCACTTCCACCTCAGAAATGTCCAACTTGTTGTGATATTCAAACTGATGATTGTTGTAATGGAAGTGGATGTTCAGGAACGTGGGAAATTTCAAAACTAGGACTAAAACAAAACTAAATGCTAACCCCCGTTGAGAATCAAGTCTACGACGCGATACAGCGCGAGGAAGAGTTAGAACAAAACTCTCTCGGGGGTTACTATGTTCCACGGTCGGTTATTAATTCATGGAAGTTAATTCCAACAAATACAATAACCGATGCAAAGCTCAAGAAGAAAGTCTTTCGCGTTAACTCTTTTGCCAACCTCTTCTACTTCGCCGTTCAAGTTCTTCAAAAGAACAAACTTCAACTAAACCCCGACCCACGTAAAAATCTCCACTTCCAAATGTGCATGGCCGTTATGAAAGACGGCCTTAAAGAAGTTATCGAGATTCCGCGTGATCACTTCAAATCCACAATCTATAGCGAAGCATTTCCAATGTGGCGGGCACTTCCGTTTAGTGAAGAGGATGAAGAGTTCATCAGGAAGATTTATGCTGCCTGCGGACAAAACGCTGATCTCTACATAATGTGGATGAAGCGTGCGCATCAACGTGATATTCGTATTCTTCTCTGTTCCGAAATTACAAAGAATGCCCAGAAACTAGGAAAGCGCGTTCGTAATCATTATGAAAACAATGGGTTCTTTCGTAATTTGTTTGAAGAAGTCTTACCAGATGCCAGTTGCGTGTGGACCAACGAAAGTCTTCACCAACTTAGAACCCTTGCTGGAAGAGCAAACGGTGAAGGAACTTACGACTTCATTGGTGTCGGTGGAGCACTTCAATCTACACACTACGATTTTTGTATCGAAGATGATTTAGTTGGTAAGGATGCGCTTAAATCTGAAACGGTAATGAATGATACGATCGAATATCATAAGTTACTTGTAGGTGCAATGGATGCAGATTCCAAAGATGCAGGTAGAGATTTCGATGAATTGGTGGTCGGAAATAGATGGAGTTACAAAGACCTAAATTCCCACATTCGTGCTGAAGAACCAGATTTCAATTTCATTACCCACTCTGCGCTTGGTGGATGCTGTGCCTTACACAAATATGGAGAACCAATTTTTCCTGAAGCCTTCAACCTTCTCAAACTTGCACGATACCAAAGAAGGTTAGGTACCTATCTTTTTAGTTGTCAATTTCTCAATTACCCGGTTAATCCCGAAAAGTGCAAATTCAACGCCGGCGACTTAAAATACTTCGAGTATGTTGACGATGAATCCAATACAATCTTCCAGCGCGAAGAAAAACGTCCCACGCGCAAAAAAATCCGCCATCGTGTAAATCAAGGTGATGTTGATGAAGACATTTTCCCTCGTAACCTCCAACGATATATGGTTATTGATCCTAACCATTCCGGTAATAAAGGTCGGTGTCGCCACGCAATTACGATTACTGGAGTCAGGCAAGATCGAAGAAGAGTATATCTTCTTAAACAATGGGCTAAAGCCTGTGCTATTGAGGAGTTTGTTAGTACGATCTTTAAACTCGCCCTCGCTTTTAAAATTACTACGATTCATATTGAAACCGTGGGCGCGCAGAAATACCTTAAATTTCACTTGGAATATTTTATCACGGTCAACAAGGGAAAGAAAGAATGGGAAGGAATCGAGTATATTAGATTTGCGGATTTGAAGTCTAGCAATACAGAGAATGCAAAAATCGAACGAATAGATTCTTTCATTCCAATTGTAGAACGTCGAGAGTTTTACGTTAACACTAACGACTGCGCTGAGCTTCTTGAAGAAATTGAGAAATATGGAAACAAAGGTGGTCTAGTAGACATTCTCGATACTCTAGGTTATGGTACACAGATTTGGAAATTTCAAGAAGTTGACGATGTAGAAATTGAAGCATATATGAATATGCAAAAACAACGTTTTATGCGTGCACAAGCACGGGCTTAAATTGTATTACTTTCCCTATTACTGCGATCTTGTTCATCTCTCTGGGAGAGCCTTATGGTAATTACCAAACTCGATATTGAAGTAGCGAGATTACGAGACAAGGTGGATGAGATGGAGGTTATTTTAAAAGGTGATGGAAGTGATGATAATCCGGGATTGGATAAAAAATTCTCAACCTTTATGGGAATCTGGAGTAAGCGCGAAGAAGATAAAAAGAAATATGATGATCGAATGCAAGCAATAGCAATTGCACTTTTAGGTGGAGTTATAGCTTTGGTTGTGGCTTATTTCACGGAAAAGATTCATGGACACGCAATGTTCCACGCAACGAAATCAGCAGTTGAAGCAGCTTTTAATTCTGGAATGAGGTGGTAAATGGGCGATCCGAATAAACCAGTTGAACCAAGTGGACCAGACCCAAATACTCCTGATCCAAGAGGTTCTGATCCTAATAAACCTGTACCAGCATAAGGAGCGCGAAAATGTCAACACCCCCTGTAGTAAAGCAGAATACTTTTGAACATATTCTTACTGGGATTGGTAAGTTTATCGAGAAGGTAATTAATGTGGAAATTAACGTAGCAGTTGCGGAGAAGCCTTTAATCGATAGGTTTCTACCGGCAAATGTTTCACAGGCAATTGATGCAGCGGAGCAAGTTGCACTAACAACCTATCTTCAAATCGAAGCCCAGGAACAAGCAATTGGGGCGAGTTCTGCTCCTTTTGCGACTAAAGTTGCACAGGTTTTGGCGCTTCAAGGTTTGGGGATCACGAAGATTCTAGCGACTGCGGGATTGGAAACTACGCAAAATGCATTGAGCGCACTTGTAACTGGTGCGACTTCGTTTACACAGATTGGTCTAAGTAACATCACCACACTACAACCAGTTCCGATTGTAAATCCTGCACCGGCACTAACTTTAGGTGCTCATACTCTTGCAGCGGCTTCTTCTGGAATTACTGGTAGTTTAACCGCAACTCCCGAACCTTCAGTGCCTCTTCAGCCAGCTCCAGTTAATCCAACCTCCAACGTCGCAGTTACGGAAACTGGTAACATCTTGGTATCGAGGTAAAAATGCCAAATCAAGATTCTAAGGTTGAGTTTGTGGCAGTTAGTGGTAACGAAGGTCATCCACATGCGGATGGAGTGCAGGCGCCAAAAAATCCGTACTTGAAATTGTACGAAAAGATTCAAGCTGGATACTTTGATCAAGGCGTACAGAATTCAGAAGAACTTTTTCAAGTTACGAAAACTCTAATTTATGATGCAGCTACATCTGTTGGAGAACGTAAAACGAATCCTGGTCAGGATCATGCAACGCTTTCTACACTCGAAAGTCTTGTTTCTGTTTTTGATCAGCTTGTTAAACTTCCTGAACAAGATACCAACCCTGAATCGCCGGAAGTAGCTGCGGCGGATTTGAATCCAGTTCCAGAACCAGTGGTCAACACTGAACTACAACAGTAAGGACAAAATCTACAATGAGTGGTAATTTTCCAGTTCCTAAGTTAATCAATAAAGATACATTCGGTTCAGCCGAGTATGGAGAATTACTGCTCTATGTAGAGGAGATGGTTAAGTTTTTGAAGGCAAAAACTCGTGGTATTAGAGAAGAGTTAATGCCGAAGTGGGTACGAATTTATCGTGGAGTTCCAGCAGAGGAAACTCGTAGCTGGCCGTGGCCAGGAGCATCTAACTTAGTTATACAACTTGCAGCCACACACGCTGACGAGCTTCTTTCGCGCGTAATGGCAATTTACGCACAGGATGATTTATACAAAGCTAAGTTACTCGGCAATTTTGATGAAGATTCAGACATGAGTGGCGAACGTCAGAAAGATATGATCGAGGAGTTTTTAACTGATGCTTCCTATGAACCTGATGAACTTGATCTTTATCACGTCGAGGAAACTGGTTTTAGCTCAGCTATTCGTTATGGAACGGGGATTTTTAAATTTCCGTGGGAATACGTAACTGAGAGATCATATGCACATCTTGGTGGCGGTTCTGAGAATGGTGGTAAGTTAACTTATACTCAGCCACCAATAGTTCGTCGAGATGGTCCACGTCCGATGAATGTTCCGTTGAGCGATTTTGGAATTGATCCTCGATGGAAGAAGTTGGATGATGCAGATTTCTTTTACCACACCAAACATCTTTCGACGAGAGAACTTAAGAATCTCAAACAATATCCAGAGATTTACGCTATGGAAGCAATTGATAAAGTGCTTGGCCACCCGGACCAACAGTCTGAGTTCGACCAACAGCAAGAAGCTCAGAAGAAAGTAGAAACACAACCAGTAAAAGTCGGTGAGATGTATGATATTGAAGAGTGTTGGTTTAAGTATAGTAAGGGTGAAGATAACTTTAGATTAGTTGCTAACTATCATCTTAATACTAATACTATCTTAGGTATCTTTCTAAATCCTTACCCCGAAAACGAATGTCCTTTTGAGGACGCTAAATTAGCTTATGACGATGACACATACTTCGGTTATGGTTTCTGTGAGATGCTGGAGTCCTACCAGCGAGAGGTTAGTACCACGCATAATTGGCGCACCGATAACCGCCATTTTGCAACAACAGGCGTCGGAAGAATCAACAAGAACTCTAAGTTATCGAGTATCATCCAACTGTTCCCAGGGTGCTTCTTACCTGCTGATCAAGGAGAAATAGAACCACTTCAGTTTGGAGCAGGGGCTTTACAATATGGTACTGAAGATGAGATGTTGACTCTTTCCCTAGCTAAAGAACGTTCAGGAGTTGATCCTGCGATTGGAGGTGCTGGTGGCGGAATCGTTAATCCTAAACGCGGCGTGTATTCAGCGCAAGGAACTTCAATCGTTATGCAACAGCAAAACAATCGAAATAATTTGCGTATGTCAGATATGCGAAGTGCCCACGTTCGCATTGGACGAAAGGTGCTACGGTTGTATTCATATTTCGGAGTCAGTGCTAAGAGACTTCGATCCTACGGAGACAGGTCTGAGTTACTTAAAACAGCACTTGAGTCATATAAGTCGAGAAAGTTGGGACTCGTAATTAGACCAGCAACGGCGAGTCAGAATAGGGAGATGGAGAAACAAAACGACATTCTTCTTACTTCGACTCTTGAGAGACTCTATGCCGGGGATTTGCAACTTATGCAGGCGGTAATGCAACAAGGAGCGCCGCCAGAGTTAGTAGACTATATCAAAGCTCAATTCAGAGCTAAGAACACTTTGATGAAACGCCTACTTCGTAATTTTGGTCATGCCGATGATAATGCACTTGTACCGATTCCAGATTTAATGAAGCAACAAACACAGAGGAGCGCGCAGATAAATGGAACAGGACAAAAACCCAACGGTGGAGCTTCTTTACAAACTTCACAACAATCGCCACAAGCTGGAGGAATGGTTCCGGTCGGAAGTGGGAATGCTGGTGGTGGAGTACCTCAATAATGAAATTGACGAATTTACAACTGTACTTTTACATAAGAAAGATTTAACTCAGGAAGAACTTGGAAGATGTAGAGGTGTAATAGAATTATCAACTGAACTTTTAAATTTACCAAGTGAGTTAAATAAACTTAGAATTCCAACAGAAGAAGAAAAACAAAAAATACAAAAAACAAGATTTGCAAATCAAAGTTATGGTGTACCACAAGCAGTAGCAATGGGGCAAACTCGATATACGGGCGATGCTCATATTGGAATTGAAGCGGAAGACTAAAATCTAGAAGGAGCGCGATATGCCGTGGTGGAAAAGTAGCGAAGTTGATCCTGAGAAGAAGCTAGAAGAGAAGAAAGACGATGAAATCGAACTTAAGCCAAAAGATGTGAAGGCGAAGCTCGATAAGATCGATTCTCTTGATACTTCTATTACTGAACTTAAGACTAAAACAGCAGTTCTTGATAGGATGAGTTCTTATCTTGATGAGCAGGATGCCGCGAAGCGGGCAGCGAAAGCAAAAGAACTTGCTGAGAAAGTCGAAAAGAACGGTGAAGAACTTGATGAACTTTGGGTTACTGATCCAAAGAAGGCAATGGAGATGCAGATTCAGCCGTTAATTAATTCGCAGATTAATACAACTTCTCTCGTAGTACGTAAACAGATTTTTGATGATGAGAAGTTTCCGTATTATCATGGTGAGTTTGCAAAGAAGGTTGATAGTTATATTGATGGCTTGCCGATTACAGCGAGAGCTGACCCGGCAACGATTAAGAATTGTTACAAAATCGTACTAGCTGATCACATGCAGGATATCGCGGATGGAAAATTGAAGTCTAAGTTCGCTGCGGCTTCAACAACGTCAACAACGTCTTCAACTAATACGAACCAGGAAAAAGATATTGTACTAACCGACGCACAGAAGAAAGCAGCGAGAGCTTTTGGTTATGATGAAAAGACCTATGGTAAGCTCTTGAGTGAGGAACAAAATTATGTCTAACCAGGAAGAACCAAAGAAAGTTGATCTTAGCTCAAGACTTATCGAGAATAAACAAAATGACGGAATCCAGAAGAACTTTGGTCAGATTCTTGAATCTATTACTTCCGAAGTGGGAGGTGCTGTTAAGGATTCAGAAGAGTCGAAGAAAGTTGGTCAGACATTCCAACCTAAAGTTGGGGTCAAAAATACAATCACAACGGAAACTACATCACCACTAAAGAATCAAACAACGGAAACAGTAACAACTGAGCGTATTTCTGAACTTGAGAATATGCTTCGACAATTGATTGCTGGGCAAGTTTCAGGTGTTAAAGTCGGTTCTGCACCTAAGAAACCAGCGAAACTTGATTTTTCAAAACTTTCTGAAAAAGATGTATTCGATCTTAATATCCCCATCGAAGCAGTTGATCATTCGATGCCGGATTATTTGAAAGTTGATCTTAAAGATACCAATTATGTTCCACGTTGGGTTAATCGTGATCCACGTAGACTTGGACCAATGAAAGCAAATGGATGGGATTTTGTAAAACCGGATGAAATTGAGAATTCACTTACATTGGCAATTACGACCGATGAGAATGGGCAGTATAGATTTGCGGATACTGTTTTGATGAAGTGCGAGAAAGTTAAATACTTTGGTCAACTTCGTCGTAATCATCTTAGGGCGTTAGCAATGGTTGATCCTAAGAATGCACACTTGGCGGCTAAGGCTATTCTTGAATCTGACATGGGAAATGCTGAGAATATTAATGGGCAAGTATTTGTTAAAGATGGCAATCCGGTCGAAAATGATCAAACGAGAGCCGGAGATTATCAACGCTATTCTAATGCAGGTAAGTTGAAGATTTACAGTCCTGAAGTTACTATCTAAAAGAGGTGAAAGTTAAATGGCAGCGAATCTCACAGTACATGTACCGATCATTCCAATCATTACGGA